AACACTGCTTGGTATTGGGGCGAATATATGTTTACCCACAATGCTAAGCATATAGAAGACATTTTACAACGAATACATAGTAACAACGCTGATGCATTAGATGCGTCAACTAGAGCAGACTCAATGTTTTCAGCAATGATAGGACGAGCTGTCCCAAAACCGGTAATGCCTGGAGTTTTTACTCAGCTGGAGGGTAAACTCAGGGATTACTATACTATAAACATGAAGTTCGGTAATATTACTATCGACCATATTGCTGATTACGGGTATGTGGCAGGTAGGAACAACGATTTAATATTAAACTCAATGGCTGGCCCATCAGGAGTAGCTCTTATAACGGGTCTTGGTGGTTCACTAATGGCTGGTACCCCTTATTCATCAGTATTTTCAATTAATCCAGCAGTACATCAATACTACAAAGGGCGGTACAGAAAAGCCTATAATTACAATGATCTATGGGCTAATGGTGTAGTTAGTAGGTGGCAAGGATATACTGTTAACTACACACATCCCTTGCGTAACGGTACACATCGAATCTTTGCTGCAAATGATGTAAGTATAGCTATGCCGCCGGTAACACCAGCGACACTGGATATGCCCGTTAGCTACCAACTGGAGTTTATAGAAGAACGGTATAATAGTTTTGGGTCTAGTTTTGAAAGCTTAGCAGACTGTGCAGTAGTTTGTTACTGGACACGAGCCGAGACAGTGTTACAAACACAGCCACTATGGAACGCCAGAGCTGCTAGCTATGACGTAAGAAATGTGAATACGATACGCGGGTTCGTACAAGTACCTATAGATAGTGAGAAGTTCACAGCAAACATACTAACCACATATGATCTCGCATTGGCGGATTTTCAAGTGCAAGAGCTGATCGCCGGTGTACCAATGCCAACCGCTTCAGGCAGTGCAAACTTGTTAGAGCCACCTACAGAAGCGCGCATGGTGGACGTACCGGCGCAGATGGAACACGAGGAGCGGCCGCCGGACGAACAAGACTAGTCAAACGTAGTCTTGCAAGCCTTGATATGGTACCTCTAGGTATCAAGGCTAATGAACGGGAACTAGAGGTAGCTTCTTTTGAAGAGGCGGACTTCCACCTTCT